CTAACTTTGAATACCATGTAGGTAACGAAATTCCTAACGTGGCAGAAATTTCACAAGACCCCAGCTTACAACCCTTATAGGCTTTCTTTAACTCTTTTGCTTCAAACATGTTCTCACCACCTTTCTGATATATATTTTAATATATTTTCTATGAAAAGTAAAGTTTTTTATTAAAAAAGTACCCACTTTTTTGTGGGTACTCATCTTAATTCTCACTCATAATCTCTGTAATTGAGTAGTCGAGTGCTTTCTTTCTAAGCTGATAGGACAAGGCATTGTCTAATTCTTTACTAACATCCCTCGCCAATATCGTGTAAAAACACGTTCCATACTCGTTCATCTATCATAGAACTCGGGCAATTTTTTCCTGTTACCTCAAAGTGCCTAATGACTGTTTTTGCATTCCTGCAATACCGTCTGATGTACTTGATGCACTTCTTGACAGCCTTGATCTGTTCTTTACTTGGGTACTTATCAACAATATCACATAATTCAATGCTTACACTGTTGAAATTGTTGGCAATGCGGTATAACTTCCCGCCGCCTGTCTTATTACAGTTATTCCACTTAGCACCACCGACTGCCCAAGCTGCCCTGTCCATGCCGATTGACTTCACAATGCTGCCGGAGCGGTCAACAAAGAAATGTGCTCCTGCTTCCCTCGTGTTCACATTTTTGTAATAATTCGCATTGGCAATAGCTGTATCGCCCTTGTTTGCTGTGCCATGGATAACAATGTATAATACATTACCCCTTTTCCTGCGAACGGGTGAATAGCTAATGGGTTTTGCCTTAATGTACTTCATCATATCCCCTCGCTTTCTCGCTGTCTGAAATTCCCTTCGTTGTTGGGTCTACAACAACTCCAAGTATTGTGAGTAGTGCAAACAACACATCAACAAAATGAAGAATCCTTTCTGTAATTTGGCCAAAATTAAAGTCTAAGCCAAAGATTGCTAAAAATGCCTGCAATGTTAAAAACAGTGCTGGGATAAGAGCAAACCAAAATTGCTTAGACTTAATTCTTATTTTCCAGTTAATGCCTTTACAGAAAGAAGAAATGATATTTGACACATTATCTCCTTATCTATCCGTCAAGAACTCGTACAAGTCTTGTTTCTTTCTGGATAATTCTGCTTTTTTTTCGGTTGCTATGTTGTCGCTGGACTCTAACGCATCCATGATGGCAAGTAAAGCATTTTGTGTTACTCTGTTACTTTCATCTATCGCCCTAAAATGGGTGGTTCCGTTGTGTAGTCTCGCTTCAACATCCTGTTTCCACTTTTCCAGTTCCGATACTCTATCGGTTATGGCTACTGCCGGCTTTGTCGCAAATTTCAAGAAGCCAAAACACAACATGAGGTCTCCGCCTAAAAGTGAAACCAAAGTCAAATAGTTAATAAGTCCTTTTATCATTTTATCCACCGTCCTATGTTATTTACACTTTAACACAGGACAGTGGATTATGCAAAAAAGGTAGCAATGAATTTGACGTTATTTATATTACATCATCTGTAAATGATACGCAATACCGCTCTAAAGAATTAGTGCTTTGCATAAACAAAGTGTTCGTTTATTGTGCAACTTTCACAATTAAGCCTCTGTTGGTTCGGTCTGTGGAGCCTTGATGAAGGTTTCAGAGTACGGAGTACCGTCTGCTCTGCGTAGAAAATCACCTGTTGAAGTATCAATGATAGCTGCCATTACCTGTACAGTTGTAGCACCGTTGATGATTGAGTTCAGCTTACCATGAAAAGCCGCTACAGCCTGGTCTTTATCTGAATATTTCTGCGGTGTTGCCAAGTTGGTCTTGCCCTCTGCCAAAAAAACATGGGTTACTAATACAAATCTCTGATATTCCATTATGTTTCTCCTTTTCTTTCACAAAGGTTAATAGAGTTCTTCTTACTTTCTTTTATGACGGATTTTTTACATTCGCCCATAAGCTTATCACCAATGTTATTCTTGAATATCTCGTGGTGGTTGCATTGTTTGATTATTCCATTCCTGCTAATCAATCCACAGGCGGTGTGGAACTTAACTTCTCCAAGTATGGATTGCTCATTCCTTGCTTTTCTGGCATTACGTGTGAGCTTTAAGTAATTTCTTTTCCGCATGGAAGTATGGTCATGGTAAAATCTACAGCCGAGATAATCAATACCTCTAACATCAACTCTATATACTTGATAATTTGGTTTTAATTCCAAGCCAAGTCCTGCAAGGTATTTTTGAACATTTTTCCTTATCCTGTGGAGTTTTCTTTTATTGGATCCGATGACAACCATATCATCAACATTTCTACAATAGAAATCCGCTCCCCACTTTTCTTTCATAAGATGGTCAAACTCTTGCAGATAGAAGTTCGCAAGCCATTGAGAAGTATAATTGCCGAGTGGTAATCCATCATCATTTGATTTTATTATCTTCTCAAATAAATCAGTGATTTTCTTATCGGAAATTTTTCTTTTTAGCATCCCGATAAGCTTGTCATGGTCTATTGATTGATAGTAATGGTGTATATCCATGTATAGACAATATTTAGTCTTTTTCGGATACTTTTCTAAAACTTTCTTAACATATACAACACCGCAAGAAGTTCCTCTCCCTGGAACATTGCCACAGTTCCAACGGTACATACCCTTCATAAAAATATCTTTCGTAAGGTTTATCAGTACCCAGTGAACGCATTGATCCGGATAAAACACAGGCGGATTGATTTCTCGATACTTCTTAGAACAACTATCCCATCTAACCATGGTAGGCACTTTAGTTGGCTTAAAAGCCCCATCTAAAAGCATCTTTTGTAGGTCTGCTGAATAGCGGTCTAAATCATCAAGAACCTTCGCCACTGCTTTCCGTTTTGTCTTGTGTCTTGCGGCATCTTTTATGCTGTTTTTGATAAATTCAATATCTGCTAGTTTTTTGTATAGATTCTTATAGGTTTTCATTTACAAGCACTCATTCTGTTTCGATATTTCACTACTAAAGAATGCCTTAATCGTGCAATTTTCACCAAGAGGTGAGGAAAAACCAATGCAATGAAAAAAATTATGTCGCAAGTTTCTTGTAAATTATGTGAGCGCCAATGTTAGAGTTGGAATTAGACGTAGAATTGTTACCATTGAAGTAAAACAAGCCTGCATTAGACCTGTTGTTCCAATTGCCACCAACATTCAGCACGCAGTGCATTGATAGTCCCTAAGTTTATAAGTTTCATAAGGGGGAATACTCCCCCTGTCGCTTCGCTCTCTACCCCCTTTAAGGTAGGTAAATGCTGCGAGCGCCAAGGTTAGAGACGGAATAAGACGCAGAAATGCTACCATAGAAGCAAAACAAGCCCGCAAAAGACCTGCTGATCCAATAACCACCAACAAACAGCACGCAGATACCGGTACTATACCACTCTTTATCCGGTATATAAGTGGATTCAGTACCACCGCCGACACTTGGAACGATATACTCACTGTGGTTGTCATCACTAGCATAGTTAGTGATATACTCGCCACTTCCGGTATACCTAGCCGCAGTAAGCTTGATTCCACTTGCAGTGTCCGCAAAAGTGCTAGGATTCTTTTGAATCCATACGTCAGCAGAATTGAAAGTAATACCATCAACCCATTGATAGATATTTCCCCAAAGGTTCTCTATCCATCTATACTGAACAGGTGCATTTGCGCTTCTTGAATTACCGCTCGTTCCCGTATGGTATGTCATAGAGTCTGTTCTACCCGTTGTAACCTGGGAAGAATTTCCGTCTACATATCCTCTACCTATTATACTCTGGCTGTCCCAATTTGCAAATTCTACCAAATACAGGTAGTAAATAGTCAAAAGTGTTAGGTAATCATACTGCCAATAATTAGCGCCTAAAGCCGCAATAGCACTTCTGGCTGTCGCTCTTGTCATGTTAACAGCTGAATTTGCACCACTTACAGATTTATAGGAACTGTTTACAGTATATCGTGACACATAGGCAAAATCACGTTCTCCCCTGCTATCGCCCCTATTAGAGTGCATTGGAGATATTTCAAATCCATCAACTGCGGCATCAGCAATCTGCACTTTGAAAGAATTTGAAGTGTTTGTGACCTTAACCCAGAACTTAGGGATTTTAACCATTTCATTTCCATCAATGGTAACTCTCTCCATACCGCTCCAAGGGTAGATGGTATCAAATGGCGAACTTCCTTCTCCTGTTCCAATAGCCGGACTTGGCTCCGGAAAATTGGCTGACGCATCTGTTCTGATAAATGTAGTCCTAGAGGTTTTATCCCACTCTACTCCGTAGATATGTGCAACATTAAATTCAATATTTCCTGTGATATTTCTATCAACATGGTAGTGTTGAATCTGTGGCTTGCTGAATCCAGTTGCACCGATGCACTCAACCGTTACATCTGTACCCTTCAACACCTTGAATTTATAACTTCCGACACCATCAGCAACAAAACTTTGAGTCTGGCTTGTATAAGTGATTTCATCGACCTCGACTTCCGCTGTTGTGACTTTGATTGTAAATTCTCCGAGTGTAGGTGTACCCACTTCATCTGTGGTGACGTTAAGGGTCAACGTGGCAAGGTTTTTCGCTCCTGCTCCGCTATTACACAAAAAATACATTATTTAATCACCACCTTCACTGATAAATCGCTATCCTGTGAATCAAAAGCCAAAGTTATACTTCCGGTACTGGATGTTATTTCGGTAGGACTAACCCCATACACACTCGTGTACACGTCTACGGTACTGTTAGCTGTGATTGATGAGTCCGTAAACGTGATGGTTGTCTGACCTGCTGTGAGGGTAGAGGTGAGGATTTTGCCTGCACGTGTAGACAGTCTATGCAGTTCTGCATCAATAATATCGGAATTGTCATTGAATGGATCCGGAGAACCATTATCCGTACTCTCTGGTTTGTACAATCTGTAGTTTTCGGTTAATCGCATTATGGCACCTCTCTATATTTCTTGTCATATTGGATATTTTCCCAAGTATCTTGTGCAAGTTTGCCCCATGTAAATCTGCTAATATCACCCCATGTATTACCTCTGATGGAAGTGTTTATTTCAACATTTGCTGGGATAAAACTCCGCAGACTTTTAATGATTGTGTCTATCTGCCTTTGTGAGTCATAGTCTATCTTAATAGATAGCACTAATCCATCTAAGATGCAAACATAGTTACCTCTTCCGACAAGGGTATCAAGCATGGCAACTACTGTTTGGTAATTGTATGGAAGTGTATTATTCCATTTTAACAGGCATCTCGTTTTTCTATCTTCGAGAGTGTCTGTCCCAAGAGGGGTTACACCCATATCGCTTTCAAACACAGATATACCATGTTCGTCACATGTTGGGATGTTCTTGTTTTGCAGAATAGAATCTCTTGCATTTTCAACCGCCTGCAATTCGAGTGAAACAACCTTTTGTATCTCAATCATTTCACCCATGACTCTTGTGGAAGGCGGCAACATTTCGATTGTGTCTATCTCTCGTCTAAACATTTGTCACACTTCCTAGCACTGGCACATTAAATTCATCCAATGTAACATTGCCTGCAACACCATTCAGAGTGGCATTTGATATATCCAAAACACCCTTTACCGTAAGTACAGTTGCTTCTACCTGCGCAAGGCGAACAATCAGTGTTTGACTATCATCCCATCCGGATGCAACATTTTTGATGTACGTTGCAATAACACTTCGGACATTATCTTTTACATCATCATAGGTGTATCCGGTGTCTAGTGTCAATTTGAACGATACATCAATGGTTGTCGAGCCTGCCGAAACAACTGTAACCACATGACCGATAGGAACAAGTCCATCTCCACGGCCTGTTCCGGTTGGGTCAAACACATCCTGCACGTTGGTTACAAGTCTTTTTGTTGCTGGGGCAAATTCTGTATCAACAATCACAAGTTTTACTGTTCCAGCACCATTCCATACAGGAACTACTTTTACTCCACCAACTCCGGCAATCTTCATAACCTCTTCTTTGTATTGAGGGACATTACCGCCAAAGGCTTTGCTATCAAAAGAATTGTGGTATTCTTCTCGCAGACTTTCCGTTGACTGTTCATCTTTTCCGTATACCAAAATACTATTGATAACAGCTGTTTCTAGTCCCTCTACATTGTCAATGGGTAAAACTATGCCTGTGTACTGATTGCCTACCGTACCGGCCTGTTCGCATACCAAATCGCCATTAAAATCGAGATAGTATGTGCCGACTTCGGAATTAAACCTAGTACCTGGTGCAACAGTTAATCCGCTTGGGGTAAAGGTGACAGAAAGTACCGCTTTTGTAGCCGGAGTAGGGGTTATGCCACGCATAGCGCACTTAGCAATAACTCCTTCCCTTGATGCTGTATCAATATCGTTTTCGTACTCTGCATCATCAAGGTCTGCACGAATGGACTCTAACTCAATAGCAGCTGGGGCAAGGGCATCATATATGATTGAGCCTTCTCGCTTATCCTTATCATCAGATACTCTGTTTAGCATCCGCTCTAAGATTTCCTCTGCATCTTCGCTATACATCAAAATCTCCTTCCTGTTCAAAGTCACCCTCTGTCGAGTGGACTAAAAAGGATACATGCACTTTATCTCTCGTAACCTCTGCTGTGAAGTTCTCAATGCTATCTATCCTATCATCCTGCTCTAATGCTTCTTTTACTCGCATTTCGAGGGTGGCGCAAACATAATCTGGCGGCATACCAATGAGGTCTCTTGTCTCTACCCCATAATCTTCTGAATAGATAGGGTATTCATACCTCTCTGTTGTGAGAATATGGTATATGGCCTGTTGTACAGCTTCAACATGATCCACTTCACCGCTTATATTATCAGTTGTCGTGTTTAACTTGTATGTGTTTGATGGGTCGCTTTCAATGACTAATTCCTCGTCATCGTCCTCGTCACCTTCAAGAACAACATCATCGTCAATATCTGGTAACATTTAATCACCTATCCTATCCAAAACAATAAAATTCTGGCCACCATTCTGCCTTAACAATAACACAGTATCGTCCTCTTTCAATGCGTTGCGTATTGTCATCTGGAATGTTCCTTTAATATCATGGGTATGTGATGCAAATGCAGCTTCCGCAGAACCACCGCCTTTACTCTTTGTCTCCCAGTCAACATCAACCGGTACTTTGTAATTAGTTAAGTGCTGGGGAACAATCAGAAAATCTTCGTCTAGTATGATTTTTGACGAAATCTGTATTGTAAGAGGGGACGCACTAAGTACAGTCCCCTGCAATACATCACAAGGCTTGCTTTCTTCTCTTTCGCTCCTTGCACTGGCCTTTATTTCCCTAAGAAAGTCTCTTGCATCATACACTGTTAATATCACCACCTATCAACGTCAAATCCATTGTATGGTTATCAGCTTCATATCTATGCGTACATTTCTCTACAATGAAGTAGCTGTTCACATTCAATGTCTTATGCTTAATCTGCACCCACACTCTGTAACCGGCTCTTACTCTTGACCTGCCCTTAACGCCTTTTAGCGAAAGGGTTCGTGTCGATGTATTGTAATATTTTAGCAATGCGTTTGCTTTTGCTTTTCCGTTTTCACCATCCTCTAGCTTTTCGGTGTACTGCAAAAGTCCCCACTTGCCGATATTTTTTGAGTCTTTTGCAATATAGACCTTTCGTGTCTTTTTTTTCTTATCCTTGGACTCTACATCACTATATAACTTA